GAAGTAAAATCGATGCGATCTCTACCATATGCCAATTACCTCATAAATAACTAGAAAACCATTAGGTAATGGCAGATTTTAAACAGGGTACAGCAGAAGAAGTGAAAAGTGGTGCTGCTCAATACGAAGCAGGAGCTATCGTAGGGGATCAAGCAAGAACTTATATTGGTAGAGAAACAAAAAGAGTTGTATCTCGTACAAATCCAAGTGGTAAACCTGTAGCATATAGAACAGAGGTTTTAAATCCGGGAACCCCTGTATTCCACAGAACTGTTGTTTATCCCAAACAAGATAGTTCTGGAAAAGTAATTGGTGCGGATAGAGTAGTATATGTTGAAAAAAATGGAACTTGGCAACCTGCTGCTATTTCAAAAGATGGAGGAAAAACATATCAATTTTCAGATCCAAATTACCCAACAATGCCTGGAGTTGCTGGAGCAGGTCTCCAAAATGAATTAAATTCAAAACCACCAAAAGGAGTTCGTTTAAATGTAGATGCCCAAGTGAATAAATCACTAACAAAAGCAGGGGTGCCAACAACTGAAAAAAAGGCAGTTATTGATTCTATTAAAAATAATGCTGATCAAAATCCAACACCAGATGGACAAGGTGGAGAAAATACACAATCAGACCAACCAACAAAATCTCTACCAGAATTAACTGATGTAAAAGAGAGAACAGATTATGGTGGACAAGATTTTAGATATCCAAGAGATTTGGCAGATAAATATCAAGATTATTTGAAGATCAGAATGGTCAAATATGTTCCAAAAGGACTGAAGGGTTCGGGAAGTGGTGACACAAGTTCTTTCGTAGCACAATCTAGACTTGGAGCAGGTGAAGGTGAGGGAGAAAATAAAAGATCTATACTTGCTACATTATATCTTCCAGTAACAGGAGGAATATCAGATAGCAATGGAGTTGATTGGTCAAAGGGAGACATGGGCCTTTTAGAGCAAACTATGGCCAATTTTGGAATGTCTGCGATGATGGGTGGAGGTCCAGCAGCAACTAAATCAGCAGAACAAACTGCTGGAGCAGCACAAGCAAATCCAGAGGCTCTTAAAACTACTGTAGGAACTGGCATAATAAAGAGTTTGACTGGTGTTGATGCCTTACAAAGAGAAAGAGGTGCTGTGTTTAACCAGAACACGGAGTTATTGTTTAATGGTGTTCAACTTCGCCAATTCTCTTTTAACTATAAATTCTCACCAAGAGATACTGGTGAAGCAGAAATGGTGAAAAAAATTATCAGAACTCTTAAACAAGGAATGAGTCCTAAAAAGGCTAATAACTTCATCTTCATAAAATCACCACACACATTTTTCTTATCATATCATCTTCAAAATCAAGATCACCCATATTTAAATAAATTCAAAGAGTGTGCTTTAACAAGTCTGCAGGTAAACTACACTCCTGATGGAAATTATGCGACATACTATGATGGATCTATGGTTTCATATTCGGTTACTATGTCATTCCAAGAACTTGAACCAGTATTTGATGATGATTATGGCGGCGGTTTCGAAAACATAGGGTACTAAAAAATGACTTACTTCAGACAAATACCAGACTTCAATTACGTTGATAGAAATGTTGGAGCAAAGATCGGAGACTATACAAGAGTCAAAAATCTTTTTAGAAGAGTCAAATTAAGAGAAGATATTTTTCAAAACACTTCTTTCTTTGAAAAATATCAAATTGAAGGAGATGATCGTCCTGACAATGTTGCTAACAAAATTTATGGCGACTCTGAATTGGATTGGTTAGTTTTAGTGTCAAATAATATTATCAATGTTCAGACAGAATGGCCTATGCCACAACTTACTTTTGATGCTTATATACTTGAAAAGTATGGAACATATGAAAATACTAGCGCGGTACATCATTACGAGACCATAGAAGTAAAAAATTCTCAAGGAGTTGTCCTTGTTCCTGCTGGTCTTCAAGTAGATGAAGGATCTTCTTATTCATACTATGATGAATTCAGCGGAGCATTTGTTTCAACAGGAAACTTTACAACTCCAGTAACAAACTATGAATATGAAGAAAGAATAGAAGATGAAAAAAGAAATATATTCATTCTTAAATCAAGATATCTTCCAGTTATTTTAGATGACCTTGAGAGAGATATGGGATACAAAAAAGGTTCCTCTGATTATATCAGCGGAACCTTGAAGTCATCTAGTAATATTAGATTAACTGATTAATCATTCTTCAGCAAGACGCTGGAAGTATGACAGAGCATCATCTTCGTCATCATCAGTCTTTGAAGATCCCAAAGAATTGAGTTGAGCACTCAGATTTTCAGGGAGCTCAGACTTCTGTGAACGTGAGGAGAAGTCGGGAGTATAAGAACCACGATCATTGTCCTCATCATCAACCTCTTCATCAAGACGAGGACGAGATGCTGGTTTCTGACCCAGAACATACTTCAGACGCTTTTCAAGATCATCATAGGACTTGAATTGATCTGGAGCAACGATTGCTGCGAGAGAATACTGCTTCTTCCACAGTGCTTCCAGAGCATCATCGTCTTCCAGGAGAGGAGCAACACGATCAAACTCTGACTTATCGTAGTTCCAGTAACCGTCCTTCTTGACGATCTTCAGTTTGAAGTTAGCACCGCCCCAGAAGTCAAAAGGATTAATGGGAGTTTCATCTTCAAACTCAGGTTGCATGGCTTCCATGATCTTGTCAAAGATCTTCTTACCATACTTGTAAAGGAAAACTTTACCTTCGTTTTGAGGATTGGTTGGATCCTTAACAACATAAATGTTGGAGTAGAAAGAAAGTTTACGCTTTTGTTTGCGAACAGTTTCTTTATCAGCATCAATACCGCTGTTCCACAGTTCGCGGTTATATTCCGACACAGGATCTTTACCACCAGTTGTGGTGAGGGAGTTCTCAATGTACCAACCACCAGGACCTTGGAAGGCATGGGAGTACATTTTGACCCAAGGGAGATCTTCCCCTTCAGGTGCTGGCAGGAAACGGATGACTGCAAAACCGTTACCAGTCTTGTCCATTTCGGGTTTCCAGAGACGGTCATTACCACCGCCACCAGAGTTATTTACTTTCTCAACTTCTTTAACCAGTTTAGCAGTCAAAGAACCAAGAGAGGACTGCTTCTTAAGATCAGCAAAAGACATTCGGATTACCTCGGATTTGTTTGGATTTGGCTTTTGTGTACTTCGTTATTCTACAGGTCTGAACCCGTCTTGTCAATCTGTTGCTTCATGACCTCCAGAAGAGAGGACATGTTGCGAAAGATGACGTTCATATCAACGTTGCTAGGAAGGCCCATTACAGCAGCAGATTCGGAAATGCGTTTTTTCATTTCCTTTGCCTCAGGATCATCAGATAAACTCAAGCGAGTATAGAGAGTTTTTTGTTTGTTTAAAAGTCTCTCCAAAATTTCAACATGCTTTATTTTTTCTTCCTTATCCATCGAGGGAAATTTAAACACATTGTTATAAACTTCTTCTTGAAGTTCTGAGATTTCAGACATTTCTGCCCGAACAATTTCTGAATCAAAAAAACTCATTTATCCCCCTAGAACAATCTCCTTTAGAATTTTCTTATAATGAAATACATCTATATGTAGGAAAGAAGAATATTTTTTTATTCTTAAACTTACGGTTTCCCACACTGGATCTTGGATATGATTATCAAACTGTTGTCGATAGCCAAGTATCCTATCCAAGATTACCATAGATTCAATAGAAACATCCCCACTCAAATATTTTTTAAGAATTGTAGGGTGTCCCTTTTTAGTTACGAACAGTGAATCTAATTTCTGATTCGCAAATGTTTTTTCCATCTCTTCCCTGAAGAAGTAAGAAAGAGATTGTGTACGTTTTTTCCATGCTGTATATCTATCTTCACCGTCGCGTATCATTTCTCCTATCCAAAGCTTACTTGGATCAGTGCAGGTGATAAAGTTAGATACAAAGAAATTAACTACTTCTTCATCTGATTTATTTCTGGATAACTTCTCAAACCAGAAACGATCTTTACGTTTATAAAAAGATTGTACAGTCGCACGAGTCTTTCCACAATACTTGTGGTAGTCATACTTGTCTTTTGTGAAATGATTTTTTAAAGACAAGTAACACTTATAAGCATCAAAAGGCATCATTAAAAAAAGTAATAATAATTACAGAGGTAATTTGGCCCTAGAACTCCTCTTCAAAAAGTTTAGTTCAATTGCCTCATACTTAATTTTTTCCTTTAAAGGTTTTGAGATTAACTTTGAAACCGATTCAAGATCAATGCTGTTCTGATCACAGAAATAAATTACAGCATCAATATAAGACATATTACTATTGTTGGTAACAACATTTTCAATCTCTTGAGTAAACCTAGATGGGCAGTAAAACTTTTTTTCTAGTACCTTCTCTAGTTCATTCTCCATTTGTTGACCCAGTATTGTGATGTACAAATTCTTTAATATAACGTACCAATAACTTAATATAATCCCCTTTGTTCCTTTTGTCAAATACTTTTATCTCACCTTCAGGAGTTACCATTAGAGTGATAAGTTTTTTGATAGGGATTCCAGTCAATTCATAGTATGCCGCAGCATAAAACATTTCCTGGACAAAGTAATTTTCAATCCACTTCTCAGGTTTAATCTTAGTGGATGTTTTGAAGTCTATAACTGCTAATTCGCCATCGTATTCCGCAATACAATCAACTCTACCAGCTAAACCAAGGTATTCTGAATAGAGTGTACGCTCAATAGCATGTATATTATTTATCTTGTCCAGTTCACCCTTAGCGTGATGGAACATGAATTGAGTTGCTGGTTGATAATCATCCATATTCAACTCTTTATTTTCAAGATAATCTTGACAAATTTGGTGGAAGTCAGTTCCCCTAGCAGTGGCTTTCCTTGTAATTTTATTTGCCTCTTCAATACCAACTCGCTTACGCCAATCAATAAAGATTTGTCGATTATAAAAAGAAGTTACAGAAGTAATAGAAGGCACCCATGCTCCACTTGGAAGATTGTAGAGACGGATGCCATTTGTTTCTTTCTTTTCTAGTTCAAGGTCACCTAAGAAATTATGATGAATAAATGTCATAAACCAAGTTCCAATTTTGCAAGTAAGTATTCTTTACAGAGGCCTGAGCGAACAATATCATCCACACCAAACTCAATGATATCCATGGATGGCATAGATCTTAAGATAGTCATAAAATCAATAATACCATTCCTCTCATTCGTTTTGATTAAGTCAGATTGTGTGGCATCACCACAGAACATAATCTTAGAGTCTTCACCAACACGAGTGATAATTGAATCAAGTTCATGGAAGTTCAGGTTTTGAAATTCATCAACAATAATGATTGCCTTATCAAGAGTAGTTCCACGAATGAAAGAAGTGCTCCAGAAACTGATCGTATCTTGTGCTTTGAGATTTGAATAAAGCATCTCAAAGTCAGCATCAGTTGGCATTTGGAACATGTACTTTACCATATTCTTATAAGGAATTTGATAAAGAGAAGATTTATCCTCATGGTCCCCAGGAAGAAAACCAATTTCCCTAGTAGCAACCAGAGAGCGAACGATATAGATCTTTTCGTAAGGAGTTGTTTGATCTAATACGTCACACAAAGCATTGTAGAGTGTGATAAATGTTTTACCCGTTCCAGCAGCACCATAAGCAACAATGTTTTGATTCTTATCATAACAATCAAACAATACTTTTTGGTTTTCAGTAAGAGGATCAATATCTCTGAGCAATTCAGAACTGATTGGTTTTTTCCTCTTCATTTGTTTGGCAGTCAATCCTACACCAATAGGTTGATCAGTGCTCTTCTTTCTTCTTGGCATATGTAATTAGATTGGACGAACGTTAGATCCTGGAGCTTTTGATGCTTTACGAAGAACATCATTCCACCCTGGATGAGACTTCTTTAATTTGTCATAGACTTCACCGATCTCACCGCAACTAGGTGCGGTGGTCGGATCACTCCAGTCTCTATCCCATTCAGGATTATCCTTTTTCCACTGGTCCCAGTCGTGAACACTCATTGCCACTTCTTTTTGTTCACCAGTTGTTTTA